AGGGTGTTTAAATCAGACTCAAACAAATAAGTAAAAGAATGAACTCGTCCTTTCCATTTTAAGTAATTATCCTCACCAGATATTTTCATTTCTCCGACCCACATTTTAGAAGGATCAGAGGATTCTATAAAGTTTGAAACAAAATAATCTAAAACGTCTTTTCTGGCCTTTTTCCTTGAGAGTTTTTCAAAGAAGTATCTGTCCTTTCTTTTATTGAATGATTCGATGTTTGATTTGACCTTACCAGAATACTTAAAGTAATCATAAGACGGTTGAGTGAAATGCATCTTTATGGCCAGATACATTTCATAAACTTCAAAGGGGGACATTAGATAGGAAGTTTTCCTAGGGATGTTTTCTTTAAAAAGTTAAGTTCGGTCGCGTTCCACTTGAGTTTTTCTTTTAGTGGCTTGGTGATTAATTTTGGGACTAGTTCCACATCAATATCATTAGCATCACAGTATTCAACAATTGCGGTGATGTAGTTATATTCTGGGTTTTTTATGATTAGGTTCTCGATTTCTTGTGAGAACTTTTCTGGCGAGTGGAACTTCTTTTCTAGTTCTTTTTGTAGTTCTTGTTTATAATTAAAGGTTTTCATGAGTCTGTTAATCGGAGAGTGTTTTTGACTTGTCTTCTACAAATTTGTCGATATATTTAACGACTAGTTTCATGTACTTTTTAAGGTCTCTTTCTTCATAAACAACACATTCACCATTTTCGCATGTCATAATTATAACTAATTTTTTGACCTTAATTCCTGTCATCTCATACAGGGCCATTGCATAGAACATTGTTTGCGTGAAGTATCCCTCAAGCCAGGCAACTGGTTTAGGAGTTTTCGATGTCTTAAAATCAATGATTGCTAACTCACCGTCGAATTCTGCGATGCAATCTACGGTCCCGGCCACGCCTAAAGTTAGACTATAAAGAGCCCCTTCAAGCGTATAAATGTTGTTGATCCTATTTAAATCTGGTTTTGCAAAATTAAATAAGTAATTTGAAATAACCTGCTGTACTTTAGGGAGATCCTTATTTAAGAGGTAATTTTCAATAAGAGTATGAGTATCAGTTCCCCTACTGGTAGAATTTTTTACTATTCTATCGGCCTCTTCGTCTCCGACTTTTTGTCTCCAGAGTGTGAATTTTTCTTTGTTATAATTACTAATAACAGAAGTTATAGAGACTAGTTTTTTGTTTTCTTCGTTGATTGTATAATAGCGAACCCCATTTATGTGTTCCCTTTTTAATTTGGGCAAATCTATTCCAACATGTGTAAAAGTCATTTTATCCTTCAACCTGGGTGTATTGTAGCATGATCATCGGGATCTGTCAAGTGGTCCGAGAGCTTATGAGACAATTTTAAAACTGTCTATTGAATTCTTATGCGGTTAGAAGTGTCGATTCCTCGGGCTTTTTGGTACGCGGAAAGACCACAGGGAGTAGAAACATATCCAGTCTTGGTACATTTCCATCTCTGAGCATGTTGCTTTTTTGCCGATCTTTTACCAATCTCACTTCTTTCTTCTTTAGTTATTGCAAAAATTGCAGTGCCATTTTCTTTGTGTCTTTTACCAACGATTTTTCCAGCTTTTCTACCTCCCGCGATCCTTTGTTCTAAACTCAAACCGTAGACAGCGGTGCCATTTTCTTTATTTGTTTGGGCCGCTTTTTTACCTGCCGCACTTTTTTCTTCGGGGGTCATTTTAAAAAGTCCAGTGCCATTTTCATAAGTAACTTGTCCTCCTATTTTACCTCCCCCTCTACCCGCTATACTTTTTTCTTCAGAAGACATTTTATGAATTCCAGAACCATTTTCCATGACTTTTTGGGCGCCTTTTTTACCTGCCGCACTTTTTTCTTCGGGAGTCATTTTAAAAATTCCAGTTCCATTTTCATATGCTTTTTGTCCCGCAACTTGTCCTCCTTTCCTGCAACCTAAAGCCTGGACTTCTCGTTTAATCTCATCCACACCTATTTGCCCAGATAAGGCTCTCCATGCTATTCTATCTTCTTCATTACTCCATAATTGGTAGTTACAAAAATGGAACATGACGTGTTGAGTTACAGTAACTTCGACCAGATTTTCTGGCTCATTACTTCCACCCATGTACTTTGGCACTAGGTGATGCTTATGGGTGCGCTCGTTTGGTCTACACATTGATCTACTCTAATTTAGTTGGCATTTCTATTTAGTAAATCTTATTGTTAAGGAGGAGAAATAAATCTCCTCCTACCTGTTAAGCGCCAACTAAACTAGGCAGTACTATTTAGTCATTCAGCCTGAAATAATCCAAGGTTGTGTTTTGCAACAATGTACTCTTTAACCAAAGAGGACCTACAAATATCATCAATACCAAAATTAATCGTCTCAAAAGATTCCATTTGACCAAGAATCTTCAAGAACAATGCGGCCCCGTCTTTTTCTGATTTTTTTATAAGATCCGACTGGGCAATGTCACCACTGAAATGTATCTTACTATCCAGACCGACTCGTGTAATGATACTGTCTAATTCATGATTATTACAATTTTGAAATTCATCCACAATTATAACGGCCTCGTCAATTGTCATCCCACGAATAAAACTCGTCGGCATAAAGTAAAAACTCTTCTGGGCCTTTAGGTTCCCATAAAGCATCTCATACTTTTCATCAGAATTAAAATCAAAAAGATTTTTAATCATGTACTTATAAGGTACTTCAAATTCCGCAATTTTTTCAGAAATTGATCCAGGGAGGAATCCAATGTCGCGTGTTGCAACAGTTGATCTTACGACAATTACCTTTTTATAAGGAGTTGATGGATCCAAGACTTCTTCTAGGGCCTTGTAAAGAAGACATAAAGTTTTACCTACGCCGGGGTATCCATGAGCCACAATATTTTTACCTTCATCATAAAAATCAAAAAGTCTTTCTTGATTTTCGGTTAATGGTTGGAGTTCGACTAGATGATCAAGGGTTATTAGTGGTGACTGAGTTTTTTTCTTGTTTAGCGGGATGTTTGCTTGTTGCCTGGATTTACGGTGAGCGCGTGATCGTGTCATAGGGTATCCATTTTTGAATTCATACCGCCTGATTTCTTTGCTTTTTTTAAAATATGATTAAATGACGGATGTTTTTTATTCAAGACATCTTTCCATTCTCCAACTTCACCTAAACTTGCGCATCCCATTTCCCAGTGACGTGACCACTCGGGATTTTCTTCCTTAAAAATCTCCCACTCAGACATAGTAATATTGAGTTCTTTTGTTTCACCTGTGTTTTTGTTAATTACTGGATATAAGGGCATAATTTACCTATTGATTGTTAAAGAACGATTTTCAACCTGAGAAATAGTTTCCATTGCAGATTCAACATCATCTTGAAGATAAGACAACTTTTTCTCTGGTTCTATTTCATCTACATTGAGATAAGCCTCTATGGCAGCGAATCTTTTAACTAAACAGTGATAAGCAGTCTCATAATCAATTGCATTCTCATTGTCACGTGTAATTTTACTAGGAACAACCCCAGTTCCATCAGTTGGATCGGGTTTATAATATGGATATATGGTCATCAATAATCCTCCAAGGTTATACTACTCGCGTCTTCGCATTCAATGCAATCAACGCATTCATCCATTTCTGGATTATCGGCCATAAATTCTAAAAGTTCTTCTTCAGTTAAAAGAATCTTAAAAACATGACCAGTCTCATGGTCTTTTATGCAATAGGATTTCATAAGTTTTATGGGGCTAGTTTACCTTTATGTAGACGTTTTTCTTCATAATACTTCCACACATTAGGAGCCCATTTCTCAAGAAGAGGTGCCATTTGGGCGCAAAGAGCCTGAATTTCTAGTTGGGCGTCCATCTTTGCCCTAAGATCCATAAAATGCAGAACAGACCTGAGGTTAAATGATACTACAAAGTTTTGACGAATAGCTTGTGGGAGATAATCTCTGATGTGTTCCTCGGCCATTCCTTGTTCATAATAATCGGCGTATTCTACACACTCATCAAAAATACGTTCTAGTTTACGTTGACGATGTTCTTCAGTCCAATCGTATTTTTTACCCTGGCGATTTGTATAATAACCAGCAGGGCGCACATAAAAAACGTCTTCAACAGGAAGTTCCCCTTTGGCCGCCTTAACAACTCTATTGCCCGTATAGCGATTCGATTGACAATCCCAAGAATTACCGATTCGATGAGTTCTTCCCTGCACCATTACGCTATGAACATATCCAGAAACAGAAAATGTAATCTGTGGATGCTCGGCGCAGCCCCAATGATGGCGTTCATTAGCCAAAAGAGTTTCTACAACCCATTCCCCGCACTTTGCCGGAGAAGGAATTTTTTGTTCATGAATAGGTGTTTCAGAATAATCATTTCTTGCCGCCTGGTATATAACCTGCTCAGGAATAGGATAACACTGAAGAACCACTGTCTGTAAACGTTTATCTAATTCAAGAAGATCGGCTGCTTTTACTGGTCGCATAATCAATTTTCCTTACGTAGTTTTTTAAGTTTTTTAAACTCTTCTTTAATCATCTTATAAGCCTCATCAGAAGTGAGCTTATCA